ACTGCTACCATCTTCGCCTCGTACTCGCTCAACTTCTTAGCGAGTTCCTCAGATCGCTTTTGGGCCTTCTCTTGCTCGCTGAGCTTAGCTTCGTCCTCGGCCTTTTTAAGTGCCTCGTACTCTGCCAGCTTTGCCGCTAGCTCCTTGCGCTCGGTGCGGTATTTGGCCGCCTCCTTGCGCGCTTCTTCGAGCTCTTTCGCCGTCGCGTCCACACTAAGCGCAGCCTTGCCCGCCTGGGGCGCTGGCTCTGGCGTGGTTTGGGTCGCCTGGACCTGTTGGGGCTTGGTTGGCTCCTGGCCTTCTGTCGCCATTACTTCCTCTGTCACGGTTTTTTGTCTCCCGGTAAGTGCTAAATAAAAAAAGCGGGGCTTTGACCCCGCACAGTTGCCTATGCGAAAGTCAAAACCCCGCTGAGATACCCCAACGAGAATATTAGGTTAAGCGATTATTCGCGCCGTCCCTGATCCTTTTTGCTTGGTCGGCTGTGCGGTAGGTCTAGGAAGTCGTCACAGCCTCGCGCCAAAATCAGCGCCGCCTCACGCATTGCAAGCACTAGCACGCGCAACTTAGTGTCACGACTAGAGACATTATAGCAAGTTTCATGCGCGTTGTCTAGTGGTTGTATCACGTTGGCTCTCTTAACCACAAATTATCGGCTAACACCTGCACGATGCCGTTGGCGAACGCGTTGATTAGTCCCTCGTTTAGCTCTTGCCCGTTCTGGTCGCCTAGCGCGTGAAGTATCTCATGCCACGTCGTAACCCGTTTAACATCATCGGGCATTTGACGCATAAGCAGTATCTTGCCGTGTGCCTCCACCTGACGGCCCATTGGCATGTTGCCATTGATGCCGCCTGGCACTTCGTCAAATTCTTCAATACGGTAGAGGATTGGCCCGATCTTGATAGTGTCGCTCATCTGTATTCCAATGCGCATCGGTCGTTCGCTAAACATTGCCTTGACCCTATCGGCTTGAGTACCCCAATCGACACCCACCCCTTAGCCGTCTCTGCTAGACAACCCTCGCAATGTTCGGCGCTGGCTAGCACGTTTCGGTATTGCGTCTTGCCCGCGCCTATCATGCCGCTTTCCTCAACCGCGTGATACGTACCGCGTGGAGACTGCGCGTACAAGTTGGCGCGACTGACGAGCGAGCCGTCAAGCGCCTGCGTGCCATCCTTGACCTGTTGGGCAAAGGTGGCGAAATAGCCGTACTCAGCCTTGATACGCGCCCCCGTTCGCCCATAGTCGCTTTGCGTCATCTGCGCCCACCCGCCTTTGGCTAAGGATGCGCTGGCTAGGTGCATTGACTTTAGTTCTTTGGCTATGCTGATCTGCCAATCAGCTAGCGACACTTGCCCATTGACGAGTTGACGGCTAATACGCTGAACCTCGTTACGGCTACGATCCAGCGCCGTATCAAGGCCGCGCCGCACCTCGTCACGCTTGACCCATCTTCCGCTTCGGGCGTCCCTGTAGCGTTGAGAGCCTTCGTTCCAAGTAAATGCAGGCGTCAACGCGCTGCGGCGTTCTCTCACGCTTTTTTAGCCTTCAGCCACTGCCGCGCATACGCCGGGGCGCGTAGCTCCCACAACGCCTGCGCCTCCATCACGTCACTAGGCGTTTCCCCCGTCCCCACCAAACGGGTTAGCTGTTCCACTGTTAGCGGCTCCCCCAGGGGTACTCGGCGCTTTCTTGGGGAGCCAGTCGTCTTTGCCTGCGCCATTACGCCAATACTCCATCAGGTCGTCCATCAACTCCTTGATTAGTTGCGCCCTCGTCTTGTCCTGGCTGTCCTGGCTGCTGCTGCTGTCCAATTAGCCCTCCCTCGCGCATGGCGTCCATACGCTCACGCGCCTCAAGTGCATTGGCTTCTTCCTCTGCCTCTGCCGCTTCTACTACCTGTGCGATCTCGGCATCCGTCCAGCCTAGATACTTCTTGGCGAACAGATCAAACGGCATCCCCATATCAATGGCCGCTTTGCCCGCCTCAAACGTCGTCTTGAGTACGTCGGCCTCGTCCTGCGTCGGCAGGGCGCTTTCGTCGCCTTCTTGCGCGGCTGTTTCCTCGGCTAGATGCTGCTGCTCTGTCTCGTAATCGTAGCCAAGTTTAGACGCGATAGTGGACTTAGACGCCACACCCATATCAAGATCGGCCTGCGCGGTGGCGCGTTCGGCTTGCTCGTCTAGTGGCACAACGCTAGGCCATGCGATAGACGTAACATTTGTCGGCCCATAGCCCGCCAATTCTAACAGTCGGCGGTTTAGCTCATTGAGCATATCGCCATACGTGCGGCGTTTTACTTGTGTCTTTTGCTCAAGCGGCCCGTAGAGTATTTTGAGCGCCACGCCGCTAAGTGACCCCGTGTTCTCCATCTTGCCTGTGACGACAGACGGCACACGCGCTGCCTCGTGTATCGCCTCGTCAATGCGACGGTCAAAGGTGTCGAGACCCGCTAAGTTAGTGGGTGGGTCAATCGAGTTAAGCTGACCGTTCTCGCTACCGATGATAAATACATCATCCGCACCTAACTTGATTTGGTCCTCACGAAAGCCCTTGCCCCACATGCGTTGATGCGCCTGGAATTTGATAATACGCGCCCAGTTGGATAGCAAAGAATTGCGGCTGCGGTTCAGGTCAATGATGTCGTTCGGGATGTCGCTTTCGCCGTAGAACTCGTTAGGCACTGGGATGTTTTGGCAGTCGATGACGGGCGGCCATGAATAGAGCCAGGTGACGCGGCTTACTTCCTCCCACTTAGCCGAGACGTAGCCCTCGCGCATCATGTAGTCAACGATTAGCCACGTCCCATTATCTTGCCGTGTTAGCTCTTGCTTCTTACTGACGCCGCGCCCCGTTTTAGGGTCTATCGCTTTCCACTGGATACGATACGCGACCACGTTCTCAATGTCATCATCATCCCAGGTCACATTGACGTTAGCGGGGTCGAGTACGATTAGACGCGGATACGGCGACGTGAGCGCGTAGCCAGGGACAATCTTTAGAAACGCATGACCGCACACGCCGCCGTTGGTGGCGAGCTTGGTCAATAGCGTCATTTTGCGGTTGACCGCCCACACGTCGTCAAGGTACTGCTCGGCGGCGTTACGCTGCTTTTCCTTGTCAATGTCGAACGTGATGGTGTCGCCAAACAAGAACGCTACGCCCGTATCGACAATAACGCGGCACTTGGATACCTTGACGTTATCATTCAACCCGCCCGCCGTGACCTTGAGCGCGTCGGGCAAATCGCCGTTGTAGGCATTCCACGCCCGCACGTAATGCTCTAGCCGCTTCTGCTCATTGGCGGCGTAGGCGTCGTGGATTTGCTGCTCGCTCCAAGTCGTCGGGTAGTTTAGCATATTAGGCCCAGGGGTTACGGAAGGTGAATGCTTCGGGTGTGTGGCAGGCTTTGAGCGCAAGTGCTAACGCGATTACAGTGTCATCGTGCATCCCGCTAGGCGCTCCGTAGCGGCTGCGGCCCGTCACGTCGCTGACGGTGCGTTCATAGGCTTCTAACTCACCAACGAGTACGGCGTCATTAAGTATCTCAATCTCGCTACGTTCAAAGGCCAGCGCCAGGCTTTCAATGAGCGGCGACTTACTTTGCGCCGTCGTCTCAAAGGACACAACAGGCAAGCCCTCGCGTTGTAGTGCCTCAATGTTAGGACCACCAAAGCTGTTGTGTTCGGCTACGATATTCTCGCAGTTCCACCGCTGATGTAACGCTATCAGCCGTCCCCGCTGAAACTCCCAATCAATGCGATTAAAGCGATCCATGTCTACCACGCGCCGCGTCTCGGCATCCATGACGACGAGGACCGTGAAGTCCTCTTGCATACCCCAGTCAGCGCCCATTACAAAGCGGCCTGTATACGGCTCGCGCTTTTCACCTGTCGCCGCTGCCCGCACCTTCCTGAATACGCCGCCCGCGTCCTCTAGGAACTGCGCTAGATACTCCTGCTGGAATATCCGTTCGGGTAGTTCCTGACGTGCCGCCTCAACCTCGCTGGCTTTGATATGCGGGTTAGCCGTCGTCGGCATTTGCCAGCTCATCCACTCAGGCCGCAAGGGGTCTTGCCCGTATTGGTAGACAGCGCGAAAGAAGTTAGCGCCTTTGGGTGTAGACGTAAACCAGGCGTCCCCTTCAAAGTCGGTAAGCGTTGGTCGAATAGACGCCTGCCATGCCTCTTGTAAGTGGGGGACCATCGCCGCCTCATCTATGATCACCCGCGCATACTTTCTTCCTCGCGGCGCGTCAGGCGTGTCCAGGCTCCACATATCAATCACGCCACCGGTGATTAGCTCGATGCGATGTTCCTGCTGTGCTACGCGCTTCGTGACGGGTTGCACCGTGTTGTAGGTCTCGCGCCACACGTCGCTCATCATTTTGTAGGTTGGCGCAAAAAAGGCCACAGGCTTACCCTCTAGCGCAGGTCGAATGAGGCGGTCAATGCCGAGGCGTGTCTTTCCCCATCGTCGCCCACAGGCTAAAACGTTAAACCTGGCATGCTCTCTAATGACCGTCTGTTGGCCCAAATGCGGGCGCGGCAGTGTCAGCGTCAACGTCTGCATACTGTACCCTGATTAGAATATCGTCACCATTCTTGCCTGTGACCTCGTGCCGTTCCCTACCCCATCGCTCAGGATAGCGACGACTGAGGAAGTCACGCGCCGCCTGCCAATTCTCAGGGATTTGCGCCTGCCACTGCGCGACGACGCGCACTTCGGCCTTTGCTTCCGCTTCCTGTATGGCATTAAAAAAAGCAAGGAAAGGCGCTTCTCGTTCTTTAGGTTTAGCGTGCGCGCTTTCCTCTAGGCGCTTGGCTTCGGCCTCGCCTCGGTTCATCCAAAAGGTGAGCGTGACGTAGGTGATGCCGCCATACGCTGCGGCCGCCTCGTAATAGTTGCCAGCGGCGACGGCCTGCACTATGCGGCCCTGCACTTCGGGCGTTAGTTTCGTCGGTCGGCCTGCCATGCTACACGCTCACCCGTCGCGGCGATAGGCCAAGCCCTGTCAATCTCTCAAGAATAACAGCGCAATACTTGGCCTCCAATTCCATACCATAACACAAGCGCCCTAACTGCTCGGCGGCAACGTGCGTTGTACCACTGCCGCTAAATGCCTCGGCTATAATGTCGCCAACATCCGAGTAACTATCAATTACATCAACCCACATGGGCAGCGGTTTGGGGCAAGGGTGAAACGGTGATAGTGACCCCATACCCGCAGCCTTTTGAGGCGGTACGGGAAAGTCGAACACATCATTGGGACGTGACCGCTGCCACTGAGAACCAAAGAACAACACAGGCTCCCAACACCACCAGCGGGATACCTTGCCGTTTGTCATAGCGTTTGTTTTTATCCAGGGCGCTACATGGTACGGCTCAAAATAACGGCACCATCTCGCCAGGTTGTTACAACCTGGCGAGATTATTTGTCGTTCGCTCGCATCCTGCCACAAACCAAACCAAGCACGAGTGAACGTCTCATAATCGGCTTCCGTTTTCGCGTCGTCTACTTCGTCGCCATACTCAATACTGACGTTATAGGGCGGGTCGGTTGCCAGTAAAGCGGCCTTGTGTCCATCCATCAGCCGCGCCGTATCCTCTGCGCTTGTGCTGTCACCACACAATAAACGATGAGACTTGCCCTTGACGCTCTGACTAGGTATCTCCCACAGTTGACCGCGCTCTGTTTGCCACTTTTCGCGTAGCTCATCAGCCTTGTCTATCTGTGGGCCTGGGTCGTCGCCCTTTGCCATCTCACGACCTAGCGCCTTCGCCAACTCGTCAATCTCTGCGCTATTCCACAACGCGCTAAGGTCAAGCCCGCTGTCTAAGTCGGCCAGGATAGACGCGACATCCCATTCCGCTAGCTCTGCCGTGCGATTGTCGAATAGGGCCAGCTTGCGCTTTTGCTCGTCTGTTAGCCCGCTCCTACGAACGGCAATAATCGTTTCACCATCGGCGTCAACCACTTGAACGCGCTCAATACCAGCAGCCGCAGCCGCTTCGATTGTCGCGTTACCCGCTAGCACTACACCGTTCTCGTCAACCACGATAGACCGAGCCGCGCCGACTTCGTTAAGAGCGCGTTCTATCATGCCAACGTTGCGCGGGTTGTGCTTGCGGGCGTTCTTCGGGTCAGACGTTAAGTCGCCTAGATGCTGAATAGACTTCACGGAAAGTGCAACGCCCCCGCGAGTTGCACCAGCGTAAGACACGCCAGCCCTGCCGCGACAAGGTTGAAGCGTGTATTGCTTGGCACGCTAAAGGCGGCGAGCAGAAAGAAGATCAGCGCGGCGATAAGCAGGATTAGAGCGAGCATAGGTCACTCCTTACGCTGGCGGCTCAACAGGCGGCGTAGTGGGGAACGTCGGGGTCGTATCGCCAAGTTGCGTCTCAACATCGGCCAAACCTTCACCGAGCTTGACGTTGCCAGCCTTTAGTTCGTCAATCGCCTCTTGCAGTCCTGCGGGAACGGTGGGTAGGCTAGCGATAAGCGCATCAATCGCCGCTAGCCGCTCGTCCTGTTCAGCCTGCTTCGCCTTGACATCCTCAATCACTTGTAGGGACATAGTAGCCTCCTTTAGGAAGTTAAGAACCAGGGTTGTTTCGTTAGCGTCCAGTGTTTCAAGTTTCATGTGTCACCACTGAGTAAATAGCGCAATAGAAGTGTATTTTAATTAAGCTGTGCCTGTACATTCCGACATATCGCCGCTTTTGCTGTCAAGTCTCGCGCCAACTGACATAGGGCTGACGGCTAAACGCTGCTACTCGCTCAATGCCCGCGTGACACTATTTTGCGAAAAGTTGACTTGTCATTGAATTAGTAGTACCAAAAGTCAGTCATATACTAGCGCGGGTCACTTGGTACGGTTATCAGCCAGCGCGACGGTGGTCTGAGCCAGGGATACCAATGGTTTATCATGCCATTGTTGATAGCTTCGGCCATACAGCGGATTGACGTTTCATCGTCTAAGCGGGCGGCTAGTCCTAGACGAGCGCACGAGGTAGACGCCCATACGCCGCCCTGGTGGAACTGGGCAACGCCTTGCGATAGGTAGATACGCCCATTCCAATCCCCGTAGACGTTCAACCCGCAGCCGCTTTCACGAAAGAGCATCCGTATCATGGTGTCGCGGTCGTCAGTGCGTAGCCCTGCATAGTCACTGTACACATACGCTAGACGAATGCAATTCAGTTGACGCGGCGTATAATCGGCTCGTGCTACCCCGCTCGTGACGCTGGCGAACATGGTCAGCGCCAGGAGTAGGGCGATTGCTAGTCGCAATGAACCCCATAACTTGGGGCGGGCGGGTCAGTCGTCATCATAAGCACCAGTGGCAAGGTTGTGTTCATGCGCTTGACGCTCACTCTCGGTGAACAACTCTTCAACCGCCTTGACGACACCAGGCCATGCGTAACGATGGATAAGCACCTCTTGCCCGTTGTCATCGACAATAGCAATGAGTAGCTTGCTACTGGTCAGATTAACCTCAGTTAGCCCAAATACCCGGCCCGTGTTAGGCTGGATAGCTTCAACGACTGTCACTATTCACACCTCACGCCGCTGAACGCGCTGCCACACAAGCGGTCAAAGTTGCGCTGTGCTAAGGCTTGCGCGTCGGGTCGTAGACGCACAACGATATTAGGCGGCTGCCAGGGGCATTCTGCACCGCCATTCCACGCACATAGCTGGCTCACCAAATCAAGCGCATCTCTGTCAGCACGCACATTCACGTAAGCCACGCGACCACCGCCGCTAGGCGGGGCATCGGTTGGCTGTGGTTGTGCTGTAGGGGGGGCGTATGGCGTAGGAGAGGCGTAGAAGCGGCGCGTTGGCGTTGGGTAGACAACACGCGTCGGGAACGGTGTGCGGGTAGCAAAGGGGCGCGGCGTTGGAATAGTCGGCTGCCATATGCGCGTCTCGGTCGGGAGCGGGGTAGGCATCGGGACGCTCCACGTTGCCGAGGGGCGCGGGGTGGCGGGGGGAATGTCCTCATTCGTGTTGCCGAAGTCGCACGTAAAGTACCACGTCCATTGCGTGCCAGGGCGATAGAGCATATCACAGCCCTGGTCACGGTAAGCGCCAAGCATCTGCGCCTTGTGACCTGGGGAGTTTAGCCAGCCGATCACAGCGTCTTCGGGGGTTTGATAACCAGCGGCTAGGATTTCGCCAAACCCGTTGTGCATATAGCCCGCGTTATAGAGCCGTTGCGCGGGTTCAGGTTCACCGGGGCAGACGTGGCAAAAGACGGAGTTAGCGGCCATAAACTCATTGTGGTACTGAGCAGCCGCCTCGAGTCGTCCATCGGCACGCAAGGGGGCCAGGCCGTATTGCGCTCTCGCCTCGTTGATAAGTTGCTCGGTTCGGGGGGACGCGGCAGCGGCGGCAGGTGAGGGGGAATTCACTGCCGCCGCCAGGAACAGGACAACCAACCATGTGAGACTTCGCCGCATAGTCGAATTATACGACACTATGCTTATGTAATGCGGGGCGCGGTATCAAATTCCTGTCAAATTATCGCAAGACATAGGCAATAGCGCGGCATTGATGCAGATACCGACACCGTTACGCACCTCAAAGGGGTTATGAGGCCAAGCGCCGTCATGCGTCATTAAGGCCCGTATGTTGAACAAGTGGGCTTGGATGACGTGATTATAGCTGCCGTCGTAAGGGTCGCTTACCGCGCCAGGCCATACAACGGCGGCAATAGTGCTATACGGAACAACCGTGCCAGGGGGAAAGAAAGCCAATGTAGACAGCAAACGAAAGCGAGTTTCAGATAGGTAGATGGACGTGTCGCCGCGAAACGACTTGACGCCATGCCGCGCATAGTCAACCAGCGGGTGGGTG